GGAGTCACTGAGCTGTACGGCACCTACGACAGAGGTCGTAGCGGCGGCGATGGAGATGACTGGGGTTGCGCCGCCAGAGGATGCAATCGGAGCAGTCGCCGTCACAGCGGTGACCCCACCGCCAGCCGCTGACCACTTCAGCCCGGTTGCCTCTGCTGAGTCTGCTGTCAGGAGGTAAGTGTTTGCGCCAACAGGAAGGCGCGTGACGGTGTCGTTTGCCGATGCGACAAGGATGTCGCCCTTCGCATCCACGACAGACTTCGGCACAGCCGCGTTTGCTGTGGACTGAGCCGTCGCTGCGTCGGTGACTCCAGTGCTTCCTCGGTCATACGCCGCCTTGACGGCAGTCGGTGTGGCGGCAAGCACGCTGCTCGTGGTGCTGGTCGAGTCCGAGAGCTGCACTGCTCCCTTCACGGACGTGGTGGCATCGGCGATTGAGATTGCAGGCGTTGCTCCGCCAGATGAGGCGATCGGGGTTGTGCCAGTGACCGAGGTCACTCCGCCAGAGGCGGCTGCCCACTTGAGTCCTGTGACCTCTGCGGAGTCAGCAGTGAGGACATAGTTGTTGGTGCCGACAGGGAGGCGGGCGACGGTGTCTGCGGCAGTCGCCGCGATCAGGTCACCCTTTGCGTCAACAAGCGCCTTGGCGATAGCGGCGTCTGCCGTGGACTGTGCTGCGACAGCAGCCGCCTGCGCGGTGGCAGCGTTGGTCACGCCAGTGCTGCCTCGGTCATAGGCGCTCTTGACGCTGTTCGGCGTTGCTGCGGTCGTCGTGCTGGTTGAGGAGATTGAGTCCGTGAGCTGCAAGACGCCAGCCGCAGCGGTTGATCCGGCGCTGACGCTCAAGTTGGCGGCAGTCGATGTGCCAGCGTTGGTCAGTGGGGCATTGACAGCGACCGTGCTGGTCGTCCCTTGAATGCCAGGGTTGGCGACCACGACCTCCGTGCGGTCGTCGTTGATTGAAACGATGTAGTTGTCTAGATGGACTTCTACGGTCATCGCGTCACCTCAGGCGAGACGTTGGCAGTTCCTTCCAAGAGGCGGGTGACGATCCCTGCGCCGCTTACAAGTTCAAGGTCCCACACACCGCTCCACGGAGCGGCGAGCGCGGCCGTGGTGCCAGCGGCAATCACGATGGCGATTGTTCCGGCTGCGCCGCCGAGCGTAATGCCAGCGGATGACGTCAGGCTGAAGATCGTCGTGGAGGTGTCGTAGGTCAAGCGCGCCTGGGCGCGTGCCGTGTAGCCAGTCAAGTCGATTGCAGTTCCAGCCGAATCCTTCCAGGTAATCGTGAGCTGGAAGGTTGCGCCCTGCTTGACGTCAATGTTGAACTGATTGCCAAGTGCCATTAGCGTGCCAACCCTCCGCGCTTCCTGTACGGATCAAGAATCAATGCTGCCTCAGGATGCAGCGCACGAGTCTGGCGCAGGATGCCTCCGAGGTCTTGGCTGCCGATCACGCCGAAGGGACTTGTCCGAGACGCCCAGACGGCATTCGCCTGGATGATCGCAGCTTGAGTCACGGCAGCCGGCGTACTAGGAAAGCCGAACACGCCAGTCACCTTGACGCCGAGATACACATCCTTGGGAAAGTTGCGCGGCCATGTGACTGAGGTGTCAATCTCAGTGTACGGCCAGCCGTCAAGCGCCGCGTTGCGTGGCGCCAAGATGTAGTCGGTGTTTGCCGTCCATGTCGTTTCGTAGGTTCCGTTCGCATCATCGTCGGTCTGAAGCGACGAGACGCTGACAAGATCGTCCACAAGAACGTACTGGAAATCCTCGGCAGTGTAGTAGCGCGTCTCTGTCGCGGTGCCGAAGCCAGTCTTTCGGTCGCAGTAAAGGTCGATGAGCGTATCGGTTGCGTCAAGGACATTCTGAAGTGCAATGTCGTCTTGGCTGTCGGCAATGCCCACACTCGCCTTGAACATCGCCAACGATGCGTAGGACATTTAGCGACCTCCTGATTGCATAACCATTAGTGCCTGGGTGGCACTTGCAACAATACCGTAAAGCACATCAGTCTCGGCGAGCCAGAAGGATACTGCCTCACCCTTGTGCAACTCAAAGCCGTTGGCAGTGGTGACGGTTGATGGTCCGATGAAGATGGTGTTGCCGCCAGCCGGCGCGTGAAGGTAGACCCATGACGCCCCAGTCTTGCCAGTGGCAAGCACCGTGGCTGAAGTTCCAACCGTGATAACCGATCCATTCAGGCTCACTCGTCTTCCCCTGTTTCCGCACCCAGGAGGGGCGCATGCTTGAGGGTGGCTGTCCTACCTACCTTTGGCAGTTTGGCGCGCTCTACGAGGCTCCTAGGTACCTCTGCGTCGACATCTCCGACCGCCTGAGCCAAGCCAAACCCGATCAGGGCCTCTGCCTCTTCAAGAGGGAGGTCCACAATCGAGCCGCTCGGATATTCACCTCGGCGCTTGGACAGTCTGACGAGCATTGTTCCTTTCATGCGAATGGGGGGCGGGGCTTACCCCGCCCCCCATCGCTAGTTCCTAGCTGCTACTGATTAGATCAGTTGCAGACGAAGAGCTTGACTGCGCTTGACTGTGCAAGACCGGTGGCGCCACGAACCTCAACCTTGTAGGAAATGAGGCCCACGTTCCACGCGTACTCGCGGCTTACGTCCACACGGACGCCGCCCACAAGTGCCGTCTTGATCTGACCGAGGTCACCGAACAAGATTGGCTTTGCATTGTCTGCAATGTCAGCGATGCCGCTGGCAGTGTAGACAGGCTTGCCAAGGAGGCGATCAACGCCACCCTGTCCACCTGGCTGGAAGAGTGGGACTGACGACGATGTGATTCCAAGGATTGTTCCAAGGGTCGCATCGGACATCAAGAACCCGCTCTTTGGAGCGTTTCGGTACTGCTGCTTCACCGAATACTGAAGCTGTACCAACTCGGCGTAGGTCGGGGTGAAGGTCGCACCTGTCACACCGGTACCCGCTGCGGTCACGATGGCAGTGCCTGCGGCAGCGCCATGCGCGATTGCAACTTCCTGACCCGCTGCGTCCGCAATGAACGCCGCAATGTCAAAGGCCGCATCCTCAACAAGCTCTTCCGAGACCTGTACGAGAATCGCGTACTTGGCTGGGGTCAACGCCAGCGAACCCATCGTTGGGTCGCTCTCGACGATGGTCCCTGCTTCGCCCGGAGCCCTCGCCGTACCAAGGGCCGTGGCCACTGGGTACTTGAACGTGTTGCCGGTTGAAACCTGGATCACATCAACGACGTCTGGGTTGATGAACGGATTGATCTGGCCCGCAACCACGTTAACACGGTTGAACACTGCAATCGGGTCGCCCAGGTTGCTGCTCTTCGTGACATCGCGGTACTCAAACGTATCCCCGCCACCCTGAAGCCCGATGGCTCGCAGGCGCTCGGAGTCCGTCTTGACCTTTGCCGTTGTAGGGGCTACGACAGCGGCGTACTCGGCACGAGCCTCGTCCGCAGCCTTGCGAGCCTCTTCTGCGTTCTTCTCGGAGCGCATGGCCTCGGCAAGAGTTCCTGCCTCAGCGACGAGCTTCTCGAAGCGCGCCTTGTCTTCGCCCTCAAGGGCGATTCCCTTGTCGGCTGCATCTACGGCAATGCCGCGTGCGTCCGTCAAAAGAACTGCTCGCTTGTCAGCGAGCTTTGCGAAGTCGGACATGTGTCCACTTCCTTCCTGGGGTATTACCCCAACTCTTCTTTTCCACTCCTAGGCGGGATGACGTGATCGCGGGCTTGCCGGCTTAGGGCAGCGGGGCGGCGTCTCGTGACTTAGAGTGATTCACTTTCTGCCGTCACCAATGCAACAAGCGCGTGGGCAACGGATGGGTCAATGACCTTCCCCTGCTTCGGCGAGAGCTTGGTACGGACAGCGTCAATGACAGCCAACTCCTCGGCGGACAACTCACGTCCAGCCTTGACTGCTTCTAGGGTGGCGACCAGCGCCTCAGCCTCCACGCCAATCTTTGGCGCGGTGACTTGTCGGATCGCGGTCAAGCCGAGCGTTGCAGGATATGCAGGGGTCTGGCCGCCTGCGGCAAGGATGCTGACCTCAAAGAGATTGGCTTCCTTGATCGTGCGGTTGTTGCCAGTCCACTCATCGCTGACCTTCTGAAAACCGAAGCTCATGCCGGCGGCCCTTGATTCGTGGGTGAGCATGGAGATGACCTTTGCGCCGTCAGGGTCCTTCTCGTCAACCTTTGCCTCAACGCGGAGACCCTTCTCGTCTTCGGTAAGTGTCAGGCGACCGCTTGCCGTTGTTGCCAAAGCACGCGCCTCGTCGTGACCAAACAGGAATGAGATGATCTTCTGCCCGGCAGATGCGCGTGACAGGCTGCGCTTGAACGCGCCTGGAGCGATGCGCTCCTCGAATGGCAGTCCCTCTGACGCAGAGTTCCAAATGGCGGCGTAGCCGGTAAAGGTTCGCTGCCCAGATGCATCGGCATCGCCAAGTCGGTATTCACCAATCGGCAACGAGCGAGTCTCTTTCTCTTTCACGTCGTACCTCTCTGCTTCTTCTGCGCGGACAAGACGGTCTGCCCATGAGAGTACGCGATCAGCACCATCGGGATCGGTGGTCTCCACACCCCAAAGGAAACCCGCCACAGCTCCAGCCCCTGGGAATGATTCATCGCTTGGGTCGCTGTTCTGCGGTACGCCTTCCCAGTCGCCACGGTGTCGGCGAATCCATGCACCGAGACGGACTAACTTATCGCTGTCAACGCGATTGGCAACAAGCTCACGCGCATCGCGCACCGTCTCTGGCTGGAGTCCGTCGCCTGCGAGACCTTGTTCGTACCACTCAAGTCCCTTTCGGGCTGCCTCCTGAATGTAGTCTGGGACTTCGTAGACCGCGCGATCTTCTTCCATCTCATCTGCCTCTTCGGCAAGAAGCTGGTCTACGGTGTACGCCTTGATGCCCATACCCTCAGCGGCGTCACGAGCCTCTGGGTCGTCATCAACGAGATATCCGATCTCCTCAAGGCCGTA